CCGGCCGCCCTGGCGCCGAGCTGGCTCATTACCTGATGCATGGTCAGTTCGCCGTCTACGACCTTCGGAATCTGCGCCCGCCAGACAGCCTTGAAGTCTTCGGCGTTCTGCCGCAGTGGCACGCGCAGGAATGAGCGCTCAGGCACCACGCCATCGGCCGAGCCGAACTCTTGCACCGCGGCGATTACCGCAATCGGCGCGCCGTCTTCGTAGCTGCCTGTTCCAGCCGGAAGCCCCACCAGCACGCCGCTGTTCTTCTGTAACCGCTCGCGTATCTGCCGCAGCTTGTCGCCCAGCCTGTCGCCGCCCGATACGGACGTGTTGAGCTTCATGGCTAGACCATCAGCGCGCCGGCCCCGGCACGCTTGCGCAGGCGCAGGAACTCAAGCCCGTAGACGGTCAGGGTCAAGTCGCCATTGGCGATCTGCTCGGCCACGCTCGGGCTCGGCACAGCGTAGGAAACCGACTCATCAGCAACCGACTTGCTCGAAACCGCGTAAGGGGTCGAGGCAAGCCCGCCATTCTCGACCACAGAGCGCCGCAGGCTGCCCATAGCGAGGCGATGCGCGGCAAAGGCGAACATTCCCCGCAGCTTGATCGAACGATGCTTGTAGACGCCCCAGCGGGCGCCCGCCTCGTCATCAGCTTCTTCGAGTGAGCGCGTCACGTCGGCATCCAGCCAAACGGCCGTGTCGGCAAACTCGCTGTAATACGTGCGGAAGGCCGTCACGATCTCGGCTGTGATTTCCATGCGGCGCTCCAGAATGCAAAAGCCCCGCACGATGGCGAGGCTTGGGAATAGGTGCCCCACCGAAGCGGGGCGATGCGTCAGCGCTTACGGCGCGTCGGCGATGTTGCTTCTGCCGTTTCCGGCTTGACCTGCTCAGGCTCGGACAGCTTCAGCCATCCAGCCTTGACGAACAGGTCATCTTTCCAGTTCTGGCGACCATCCACGTCGACCGAGGCGCCGGGAGCGATTTGCTTCATCACTCCGGCGTCGGTCACGGCCACCAACTGTCGGCTGACATTGGTGAGCGTCGTCATGGCTTACACCCCGTCGAAGTACGCGTGCGCCTTCGGAACACGGATTTCGGTGCCGCCAGTACGCAGGATGCCGGGAATGAACCACGACAGGGCGCTGTCCTGATACGGGGACTGGAAGTTGAAGCCCATCGGCAGATGGAACTTCGCGGTTTCTTCGCTGCGGGTGTAGACCATCATGCGGTCCACGCCGCCAGCGCCCGCGCCCTTCAGGCTCAGATCCGGTACGAACTGCACACGACCGCTGCGGCCGGAAACGAGGTTCGCTTCCAGGTACTGCAGCAGGGTCATGTTGCCGCCGAACGGCAGGATGGCCGAGGACAGCAGGTTACGCTGAGCCGGGGGCAGCAGGATGTGAGTCGGCGCGAAAGTGGTGTTGGTGTTGGTGACATACACCACATCGATGCGCTGCTGGAAGAAGGTCACGACCGCTTGAGCGCCCGCAACATCAGTCGCACCGGCCACCAGAGCGGCGATGGTGCTACCAGCGGCAGCCACGCTCACGGTGGAGGTGTTGAACAGACCCTGATAGCCCGCCTCGACGTTGCCGAGGTATGCCAGCTTGTTCAGGCCTTGCTCGGCGATGCGCATGGCGGCGGCGGCCTTGTCGGCGCTCAGGTTCATGTTCATCAGGCGGGCCTGGTTGATCTCTTCCAGGCTGTAGCCGTAGCCCAGAGCGGCGGTCTGTACCGGGTGGGTGCCCAGCTTGTAGCCAACGTCGGCGCGGTTGATGTCGTTGCTGTTCGGGCCAACGAAGGCCAGTTCGCCACGAGCGTCAACCGACGCAACGGCAACGATCGGCGCCCACTCGGGAGCCGAGGTGTCGACCGGGATCAGTTCGGCGTAGGTGACATCCGGGTATTTGGTCTCGTAGACCTTGGTTTCGATGTGCGTCCGCTGACTGATCAGGAACGACATTGCAGCCGAAGGGCTGGCGTCAAAGGTGTTCTGGCGCATTGTGTCGCTCCTTACTTGATTTCGATTTCAGAGACTTCGCCGGCAGCGCAGCTGCGCAGGAAGCGGGCGCCGGTCAGGGCGACGTTGTTAGTGGCGGTCGATACCAGCTCACCAGTGGCCGGGACCACGTAGACCTGAGCGCCGCGGGTCGCGCCATCGGAGACGGTCACGAACATGCGACCCTTCTCCATCACGGACATGGCCTTGTCTTCGGCGTATACCGATTCGCCGGCTGCGTTGTTCTCGACAGCCTGAGTGCGCAGGGTCACACCGATCAGGACGCCAGAGGACGCGCCGCCGATGACAGCTTGATGGTCGGCAGTGCCGAAGCTGACTGCCACGCCGAACGGGATCGCGCCGCCTTCAGCGTGCTGCGAGCTGATCCAGGCCGGGTAGTCGGTGTTCTGCTGGCCGTGGAAGCCAATTCCGGCGTACTGGCCGAAGGTATCTTGAGTGACGGACATGGATTAGTTCCCCTTCCAGGCGTTAGCGGTGCGCTCCATGCGGGCCTGATAGGCTGCATCGAGGGTTGTTTGGGCGTCGCCGGTCTTGACCTTGCTCAGGTCGTCGCCCAGCTGGCGGTGCGAATCGGTGGTTTTTGACTTCTCTTCTTCTTCTTCCTCGTCCTCGGCCTCCTGCTTCTCCATTTCGGAGTCCCAGGCGGCGGAGACGTAGGCTTCGGACTTGTCAGCCCATGCGCGCTTCGGCAGACGAGCAGCCAGAGCGGCGCGCTTGATTTCCAGCGGGTTCACGCTGTCGCAGGTGAACTCGGCGCCGGCCAGCTTGCGGGCGGCATCGGTGACGGCCAGCACATCGGCCAGGCGCTTGCTGATCGAGTCTTCCGAGGCCTGCTTCTTCAGCTCCTCGTTCTCTTCGTCCAGGGCGTCAGCCTTGGCCTCGGCTTCGTCCTTGGCCAGTTCGGCCTTGGTCTTCTCTTCTTCGGCATCGGCAACGCGCTTGCGGAGGCCGTCGATGGTGGACTGGATCAGGATTGCGGAGGCCTCGTCGGCAACCTCAACCTTGGCACCAGAGTCCAGGGTCACTTTGTGGGACATAACAGCCTCCAGGGGCGTTTTGTGGTCGAACAGACGAGCCAGGCGGCCCGCTCTCGCTTGATCGCACAAGGCGATGTGGTTAACGGCTATGCCGCGTTGAATGAATTCGTAGGGGGTGCCGTCAGGGGTTGTACCGGGCTGCTCGACGTACTCGGCCATATAGCCGGCTGACAGCTCGCACTTGCCGTCCTCGATGGCCTTGATCGCGTCGGCGTCCTTGATCAGGAGGTCGACGACTACGGCGCTGCCCTCCTGCCGACCAGGGCTGATGGCGTGGCCGACTGCAACGCGTTTGAACGTTCCTGCATCAACCATCTCGGTCGGATGCTCAACAGTGACGTCTGCGTTGTCGTAGGTCGCCAGCGATGCCGGGTCGAAGACAGACTCGGGCGGCCGGTAGACGTTGACGACGGTATTGCTTGGCCGATCCGTAAGCCCCAGCTCGCTTGCCAGGTACTGCTGCACATTCCCCGCGAGCGCGACCCGTCCCGGCACCTTGAGATAGCCGTTTTCGGTGTATTCACGCTGGGAAGGAACAGGGATGGCCGCACGATCCTGAAGCAGAATCTTCATGCGGTGGTTCCTTAGTAATCGACGCCCTCAATCAAGGGGGTCAGGGTGCATCTGCAGTTGATGTGCGCTCGCCCGGGGAACAGCGCCGTTTCCCCTGCGTACTTGGCGCCCTTGTCGATCAGGTACACGCCTGGACCGAATCCGACGTCCTGTCGCGCGATCTGGTAGCACTTCACCTTGGCGTTCGGGTACTTGCCGGCCGGGTTGCCAGACACGCGCTCATCCTTCGAAGTCGACCAGCGAAACCGGGCGATGCCGGCCTGCTGCTGCCGCTTGCGAGTGATGTCCGAGTTGGCCTTGGCGAGCTGGTCCCTTGCAATCAGCTTGGCGCGCTTGTAAGTGCTGCCCGTCTCTTCCTGTATGCGCCTGGCAATGACCGTGGTTGATTCACCGGCTCGCATGCCGCCCATGACGGCCTGCTCAATCTTGCTGAAGTAGTCGGAACTGATCGACTTGATTAGCGCGACGTTCTCGGCAACCGCTGCATCCATGTAGGCCTGCATCCCCTCGCTCGACATCAGGCGCCCCATATCAACGCCAACGGCGCGATTGACGGACGACACGAACGCAGCCGTGCTATCGGCCTCGGCCATACTCAGCGTTGACTGCGCAAGCCGGTAGGCCTGATTGGCATAGGCTGTGCCGGTGAAGCGAGCCGCCAGCCTGTTGAGCGCAGCAATGATCCGGTCAACCAGTGGCGAATCGGCGGTGTACTCGGCCTTTAGGATCGGCGTCAGCTCAGCGTCGACCGCTTGCGCCATCTCCCGCACGAGCGCCCGGAGTTGCCCCCGGTAATAGCGCTCAGCGGCGTCTTTAGGCCTGATCGGCTTCGCTGACTTGACCCGCTTCTTCAGCAGCGCCTGGTTCGTCTCCGCCAATGCCTCCAAGGGGGATAAAGTCTTCTCCATCTCGCTCCGCCTTTTCGTCGGCCTCGGCATGCTTGATGTCCTCTTCGCTGATGGCGTACACGCCCTGCTCGGACAGCTTGCGCATCAGTTGCGAGCGCTTGACCACGCCCTGCTGCAGTCGGATGTCATCGGACTGAGCGAAGGCCAGTTGCAGCTGAGCCATTTCGGCGTCCGATGGCTGCGACAGCGGATTCCAGTCGAACTCACAGTCATCTGGCATCGAGCCCAGCGCCGAAGGGATCAGCACCTTGTCGATCGCTTCGAGGAACTGGCGGTAATCGCTCTCCTGCTTGCTGCGAATCGCGTTGTAGTAGTTGGCCAGGTCACCCTGCCCGGAATCGCCAATCCCTTTCGACTGGACGCCAAACAGGCGCGTCATGGGGATTTCAGCAGCACCCGACACCCATTCCATCAGCGTGGATAGAATCTCGCCCAGGCCGCCGAAGCTGGCCGGGTTGCGCGAGAACTCCTCGCTACTGTCGAGCAGCCCAAGCCGAAACATGGACTTCATCATGCCGAACAGCTGATAACGGGAGGCAACGGCCTGGTCCATGTCACCGCTGGATAGGATGTCGCTGAGCCCTTCCTTGCTGATGATGTCGACGTTCGCTTCCTGAATCAGGCTCGCCACGCCGGACTTTGCCGACACCGCGTCCTTGATGTCTTCCATGCAGCGGCGAAGCTGCGAGTCATCCCAGCCTTGGTTGATCATCCGCATACGCAGCGGCAGTTTTGCCCCTGGCGCACGAATGAAGTGGCTGTGATGGATCGGCAGACGACCGCCGTTGACGACGTAGTAGCTCGGCAGCAGGTAGTTTGCCGCCATCGGGTCGCTGACGTTGAAGTCCTGGCCGGTGATGAGCATCCGGTCGAGGACCAGCAAGCGCTTCAGCGAGCCCTTCTTGATCTTCTTGTGGTCAAGCGGCCTGTCGAGCGGCTGGTCGGTGATGAGCAGAACGCCCGCGCCACCGTATAGGCCTGCCCACTTGAACGCCTCCTGGGTGACGCCCTGCAGGTTCAGCGCGTTCTCGGCCTTGCGGATCTCGGCGCCTTCGTCGATGGAGAACGTGCGCCATTCGCGGGTTGCGTCCTCCACCGGGGCGTCGATGACCTGCCTGGCAATCCAGTTAGTCGAGTAGGCCGCCTCAAGTTCGGCAATGTCGTTCACCGAGCCGTAAGCAAACTGCGAGTACGTACGCCGGTCCCGCTCGGTGCCCATGCCAGAGATAACGTTCTTCAGGCCGTCATTGCTGGCGATCATCGTTCCGTCGCTGGAGTAGCGAAGGCGCGGCTTTGTGTCTTCGCTCATGGGAAACCTATAGCCAGTTGAATGATTTATTCGCGGTCGGTGCAAAGCACATGATGAAAGCGTCTGCCAGGTTGGGAGATGCAACCTCGCGCTTGGCCATGTCCTTCTTGCTCTCGACCTTCACGCGCCCGTTCGCGTCGTAGTCGCGCTTTGGCGTCGATAGCTCATCGATCAGCTTGTCCAGGTGCGGGCAGTCGCTGGCGATGCTGATCAGTTCGTCATCGCGGAACGTCTCGCCCTTGCGGACAGCGTTGTAGGTATTGCGGAAGCGATCGGCGACCAGCCACCAAGCCTGCGACTTGATGTTGCTGAACATGTCTTTGTTCTTCGTGCCGGGCTGATACACCCCTTCGGGGTTGTAGACCGCGCCGCCCGCGTTGAACTTGCTGTAAACCAGCTTGCGCAGCTTTGGGTTGGCCGCATTCAGCTCAGCGAACTTGGCGCCTGCCGACGCCCCTACGCCAATCGAGTCATAAATGATCTCGGCCTCACGTTGGCGGGCCTGCTCGTAGGTCTTCATGCAGGACTTGAGCAGCTCGTCCTCTTCACCCTTCCACTCATGCGCCCAAGAGACGACAGAGCCATGCGCAAACACGTTGGCGCAGAGGTCGTTGCCGCTGTCTGCCACGTCGAAGCCGATACGCTTGGCGCCGGACGGCTCGAAGCCGAGCACCTTGTGCGCGTCGATTGCCGCCTCGATCCACGACCGCTTGATGATGACCGACTCGTCATCGTTGCGCGGAACGCCCAGGTATATGTGCTGGTATTCCTCGAAATCCTCTTCCTTGGCCGCGGCGATCAACTCCAGCATCGTCTGCGAAAGGAACGGGTTTTCGGTGTAGTTGATCTTGCGCACCACCGTGTTAGGCGGCGGGCTTACCACGAAACGGCGCCAAACGAAGTCGGTAGCCAGGCGCGGGTTGAAGATGATCCAGAATTGCGAATGCGCCTTCCGGACAGTGGGCTCCAATATCTCCCACTGGTTTTCGGTGATGTTGTGCGCCTCTTCCAGCCAGCACACGTCGATGCCTTCGAGCGACTTCACTTCATCGATATGTCGCCACAGGCCGTAGAACAGAAACTCGGTGCCGGTAAAGCGGTTGATGATCTTGTCGCGCTGGATGTCGTAGCGCTCTTGCAGCCCGAACCGCTCGATCTGAATCTTGAGCAGGGTGTAAACCGATTCGGCAATCTTGTTCTGAAACTGGCGTGCGCAGAGGAAGCGCAGCTTGAAGTTGTCGCCCAGGTAGATCGCAAACCCTGCCGCGTCCCACGACTTGGACGATGCACGGCCGCCGTACAGAACCTTGTTGCGGGCAGGCTTGAGCCAGAAGTCTTTCAGCGCCGGGTTAAGCGTCGCCACCGCTTTCTGTGCTACTGCCATAGAAATGCCCCAGGCCCGCAGGCGTCATACTGCCATCCGAACTGGAATGATCGATTTTCTCGGTATACAGACCGCTAGCCTTGCCCCGCGAAACCTCAGCACTGATTGCCGCACTGAACTGGCCTTCCTGCTCTGCCTTCTCGCTGAGCTGCTTCAGCCGCTCCAGATGACTCTCCAGAGTGATCTGTGCCTTCTGGACGATTGGGGCGCGGATCTCTTCGACCCTTGCACTAACCTTGCTGTCCGCCATCAAACGGGAGGCGGCAGACTGGATTGTTTCGGGCTTCATGCGCGATGCATCGAACGCCGCTCGGTATGCGTCAGCTTGCGACATGCCAGACGCCACAGCTTGCGCGAACGACTCGCGTTTTGGCGTCAAGCTCATTTCAGGAACCTCTTTGTTATTTCCACTCTCGCCTCGCCCACTTCCACGCCTCCATCCCCACCATCAGGCATACGCATGCTGTGAGGTAAAGGATGATCAGGATGGCGAGGGGGCGTTTCACTGTGCCGCCTTAAAGCGAATCACTGTGCCGCGCCGAATCCACTGACTGACCTTTTGCCAATCTGGGTCAAGTCCAGTGATGCGATAGGCTGCAACCACTCCGGCGATATACAGGC